GCGCGGACGACGGCGTAAACGCAACTGCGGCGGATTGAGTGTCGCGGTAGGCAAGCGCGCCGGTCACCGTGCCGCCGTCCACGATCGGCCGGAACCCGGTGACGAAAATGCGCTGACCTTTGCCGTCGAAATCCTGCGTGATGACCGTGGCGGCCTGATTGGTGCCGGAAAACGTCCCCGACTTGTGGTCGGTGAAGAACGCGCCGATCTGCGAGAGGCCGCCAGCCCACGCGCGGCTGTCGAGCGAGTAGGGAAGCGTCTCAAGCGTGCCGAAGGCGTCGAGGTCTTCGAGCGTGTACCCGGAGGTGTGATCGTGGAACAGCATCGCCACCGTCGCGTCGGCGTGGCTCCACTTGTTCGCCTCCCAGTTCCAGATCAGCAGCTCGTTGGGCGTGCCGCCGACGCTGCCGTCTCCGGGGAACGAGATCACCACGAGCTTGCGCTCTGGATCGCTCACGACCGTGATGCGATGCTTGTTGTTGACGTCGAGCCTGTCGAGGAACCAGCGGTCGACCCGCCGCGTGCCGATCGGCACAGCCGACGTGCCGTTGAAGACGTACCAGCCGTCCTCGGCGAGATAGAGAACACCGGGGCCGAAATTGTGGATCGAGCTTGCGACCCAGCACCCGCGCGCGCCCTCGACCAGGTCGAACTCGAACACGGCCGGCGGGCCGGCGACGATGATGCGGTGGATCGCGTCTTCGGAGAACACGGCGCCGGCAGCGCCGCCGACCGCGCTCGTGATGCCTTGGATCCATCCGCCCGGCAACTCGCTCGTGTACCCGCTCTGCGCCGCCGCCGCGCTCGACGTGCCGGGCTCCGGGAAGCTCGTGCAGTTGCCCTTCTCGCTCCACCACAGACGCGAGGGCGCGAGGCCAAGATTGACGGCCGAGACGTCGTTGAAGTTCGCCAACACCAGCCAGTCGGCGATCTGCGCGCCGTAGCGCGCCTTGGGCATCCACGTCGTCGTTCCGAGGTCGACGAAGTTGGTGGACGACGACAGCGTGAAGAGCTGCGGGTAGTCGGCGAGATTGAGCGCGATCAGACGATCGCCGATCTGGACGAACTGCCAGTGCTCCTCGGACGTGACCCCGTAGGTCGTCGCGGTCTTGGACACGTCGGACCACGCCACGCCGGAGCGGCGATAGAGCTTCGTCGCGTCGCCCGCGAAGGCCCAGGTGTCGCCGTTCTTGTCGCGCCCCGACCACGCACCTTGCGCGCGCGCGCTCAAGGCGTTCGACGAGATCGTCGAAAAACTCGGGAACGGCCCGTAGCTGTGATCGGTTGCCGGATAGACCCCCTTCGCCTCGCTCGCGCGGTCCATGTCGGCGTGATGAAACGCCGAATGATCCGGTGTCCACTCGCCGAAGGGGATGGTGGCGGGCATGTCAGGCGTTCGCGTCCGTCAGCGTGAACGAGGTGATCGTCACGCTCTGCCCAGATGTCACAGACGTGTTGTCGAGCGTGAGATCGCCACCGCCGCCGGTGGCGGTGACGGTCCCCTGCATGAAGCAGGTTGTGTTGTCCTTCGTCGCCTGCGAATTGTAGACGCGAAAGTGCGCGGCGGTGCCGGTGTTATCGGCGCTGGTGTCCTGCCAGGTTCCCGCGATTGCTTTCGACCCGCTCGACGCCGCCGCCATCCAATCGCTCGGCAGGTTGATCGTCACCAGCACGGTGCCGGTGCCGGCCGTCGCGCAGTTTGCAGGCACGGATCCGGTGCGGATTTCGAGCGAGCAGCTATTTCCGTTGGTGCTCTCGATCGTGTCCAGCCGCGCATTGCGCGTCGCCACGTTAAGCTGAATTGCCATCGCTTTTGCTCCTCGTCAGTTGATGCGCGTCCACGGTTCTGCGGCTGGCGATTGCTGCACCCAGATGCCGGAGTTCGGCGTCTGCTGCACCCATACGGCCGAGGTCGGCGAAGTGGGCACCCATTGCAGCGGCGCGGATCCGGCCGCAGCCAAAGAAAGGCTTCCAAGCGTCGCAGTCAGGCCGCCCGACGTTGAGGACGTCGTCTGCGACGCAATAAGCGTCAAGCTTCCGAGCGTCTGGTTGAGCGCGCCGGAAATCGCGATTGCGCCGCTTGCGCTCGATGTCAGCGCGTCGAGCGTTCTCGCCAGAGCACCGGATACGGCGACCCTGCCAGTTGCCGACGAAGTCAGCGTGCCGAGCGTCTGCGTCAGAGAGCCGACAGGGCCGTCTGCAACTGTGCCTGTCGCAGCAACCGTGAGCGCGTCGAGCGTCTTGCTCAGACTGCCTGCAATAGCGACGGCGCCTGACGCCGACGATGTCAGCGCACTTAGCGACTGGTTGAGGTCCCCCGCGATTGCAACCGCTCCGGCCGCCGACGATGTCAACGCGCCGAGCGACTGGCTCAGACTGCCTGCAACCGCAACCGTACCCGATGCGGACGATGTCAGCGCGTCGAGCGACTGGTTCAGACTGCCGCTGATCGACCCGCCGCCGCCTCCGGTCGTGTACAGCGAGCCGAAGAGGAACGTCAGCCCTTGCAGCTCTTCCGAAACAGGCGGCGAGGCTGCCGGAAACAGCCCGAGCAGTATCGCGGTCTGGGCTGTGAACACCGATCATACGCCCTGGTAGCCCTGGAGATTGCAAAGCACCGCCGCCGTACCGCCTGACGGCACGGTGCCGCCGGGCGTCGAGCCGAGGACGAGATCGACGCCGACGCCGCTGGCCGTCATCAGCGGCTTCGGCAACGGCACGACGATACCGCCGCCGGTCGGCACCAAGCCGCGCCAGAGGACCGTCGCGCTGGTGTCCTGCACCGTGACGCGCAGGCTCGACCCGCTGTCGTTGGTGAATTGCATGCCGGTGATCCATTGGCGCAGCCCGCTCGCCAGCGCCTTCACGTTCTGCGTCGTCGTGCTCGTCACCGCCGCGCTGTACGACCACATGTCGCTGGCATACGCGGTGTCGCGGATCACGAGGTTGCCGAGGTCGTCCAGCGTGAGCGCCTGCACGGTGTTGGTGCTGGCACCGCTGCGCCTCGAGGTCCGCACCTGCGCGGCAACAATCACCGGATCGGTCGAGAGCGTCGCGCCGACCGCTTCCGCACCGCGGGCGCGCACCGCCGACTGATCGCTCGCGATCGCCACCGGCAGCGAGTTGGTCATGGTCTGCTGGCCGCGGCTGATCGTTTCCAGCGTGCCGGCGGCACCAATGGCGAGCTTGCCGAGCGGCAGCTGGGCGCTCTCGCCGTCGTAGGTGATGGTGTCCGACGCGAGCTTGCCGCCGCTGCCCGGCGTGAATGAGGTGTTCGCCATGCGTCAAGCTCCTACGCCGAGCATCATCAGGAAACCGTTGGAGTAGGTCACGACCACGGTCACCTGATATGCGTCATTCTGGAATGTGTCGGACTGAAACGCGCTCATTTCGGCAGCTTGGCTTTCACCGCTGCCACTTTCGAGATTAGGTCCGCGTACTCAGCCGTCGCGGTGGAGCCGGTCTTCTGACGCAGCGTCTCCACCTGCTTGATGAGCACGTCGAGCGTGTCGCCGAGGATGGTGATCTCGTCGTCTCCGCTCTCGCGGCGCAGAACCTGCTGATACTCGGCCCGCCGCTGCTGCCTGACGCTGGGCGTCTCGACAACAGGAGCGATGGGCTGCCGCGTGACGGGATCGACGCGCCAGCCGGGCTGGACGTTGTCAGCAACTTCGATCAGGTGCGCCGCGTTGAGCGGGGACACGTCCGCTGCGGTTTCGGTGTCGGCGCGGTTGCGCCAGATGTTGACGATCTCGTTATCGAGAACGAGTGCAAAATGCTTAGCCATAGCTCATCCTCGTTGCGCCTTGTCCGCCATTGCCGCCTGCGCCAGACGTGTTGCCGGTGCGAGATGCACCACCGCCGCCGCCGCCACCCGCAATCCCGCCATGACCGCCACGACCAGAAGCGGCTGACGCACTAGCGCCCCCGCCGCCGCCGCCTGACGTTGCTACCCAAATGCCAACAGTGAGACTGCCATCTGTGCCGGCAGCGCCGCTTGTTCCCGCTGCAGGACCGCCTCCACGCAGATTGTCGTTGTACGAGTGCGCGTTTCCTGTCGAAGATCCTGCAACTCCGTTAGCCGCGCCGTTGCTCGCGTTGAGACCGCCGCCGGGTCCGCCTCCCGCGCCGCCATAGAGCGATCCTGAGCCGGCGTAAACGTATAGACCGTCACCGCCAGCGTGTGTGCCCCCGCCGCCGCCACCACCATAGACGCTGCCGCCCATGATGTTCCCGTTACCACCAGTACCTCCAGAACCACTGAACGTCCCGCCCGATAGGTTTTCCGCTCCACTAATGACGTTCAGGCCGCCACCACGGCCGCCTCGATTGTAGCTTGCGGCATTGCCCGCCTCGATTTGAGAGCCTCCGCCAGCACCAAATCCCAGGTTCGTTCCGCCGGAGCCCCCGCCGCCACCGCCGCCGCCGCCGCCGAAAGCGCGAATGACGGTGTTCCCTCCCGTCACGACAGTGGTCGTGTTACCTGCACTGCCGTTTGCGCCCGCACCGTCTGTACTCCGACCGGCGGGTCCGTTTTGCGTTGCTGCCGGCGTGTGCGTGAAGGTCGTAGACGCCGAATACGCTGCAGCCGACAAGCGCAAGAACATCTTCGCGCCGCCGCCTCCGGCCATCCCTCCAGACGCAATCGTGCCTGTAGCACTGCATCCGCCGGCTCCCCCAGCGCCGCCGCCACCCCAGGCTTCCAACTCTACCCACGTCGCCCCGCTCGGCCAGTAAATCGTCTCTCCAGCCGTGTTCGTGACGGTGGCCATTCCACCACGCACCAGGGTCGTCTCGAACGTGGACGAGGTCGCCCTGAAGATGATCCGCAGATCGCCAGGGTAGGTGTAGATCGTCGCGACGCCGTCAACCGTGTCGCTCCCCGCCCGCGTGATCGCGAGCGCAGAGGCGGCACCTGTGCCGGTCTGCCGGTTCTCGATCCACATGCACCAGCCGTCGGGAAGACCACTCGCAGCCGGCAGCGTGAAGGTGATCGACGCAGAGTGCCCGGCGCGCAGCAGCTTGCCGCCGTCGCTGTCGAGGATCGTGTAGTTCGCGGTCTTCGCGTCGAGGACGAGCGCAGGCAGGTGATCCGCGTTCCAGTTGCTCGGCCGCACCAGCGAGGTGTCGCCACCGTCGCTCTTCGAAGATTGGAACGTATGCCGCGTCCGCATGCGTCACTCCACCGTGCGCAGGGTTGCGAGCGTCGTTTCGGTCTCGGCGATCTCGGCGTCGATCACGATGATGCGCGCGGTGTCGCCGAGCGTGCCGGCGGCGGTTCGCAGCATCGAAAGATTGGCGAGACGCGCCACCGCGAGATCGATCAGGTCGGCGATCGACATCAGATCACCATCTGCCGCAGATGCACGCTGCTCGTGTTCAGCAGCATGTGGACGTAATCGATTTCGGTGGTGCCGTCCTTGTACGTCACATCGAACGCGGTGTCGCCGAGCACAGCAGCGCCGTTGGGATAGAGCATTTGGCCCCAGCCATCCATCGCCGACTGCGCGAGGTCGTACCTGAACCAGCGGCCGGTCGCGTCCTTGTGCGCGTACAGCGCGTCCTTGCAGTAGGCCCACTTCGTGCCGGTCGTGAACGTCTCGACCGCCGGGCTGTAGGTCATAGCCGCCCAGGTGTTGGCCGCGATGTCGTAGCGGTCGAGCAGCGCGCCGGCAGCGCCGCGGAAAGAGTAGATGTATCGGCCGTTCAGGATCGCGTTCTCGTTCGTCCAGTCGGACGCCGACACGCTGTGAATCCAATGGCCCGACATGCCGGTGGTCGGGGCACCGCCGCGCGCGATGGTCGGCGACAGCGTTGACCACGAGTTACCGCTGATCGAATAGCGGTACAGCGTCACCGCGTTGTTCCCGAGCGCGTAAATGAAGTCGTCGTTGCCCTCGATCGAATACTGCGAAGTGCTGTCAGGCGTTGTCGTCCACGCGCTGCCGACTGTGATGACGGTCCCCGTGTTCGAGGCCACCGTGCGGATCTGGCCCGCGCCTGTGCCCGCAGTGATGCGGATCTGGTAGTTGGTCCACTGGTTCGTGGTCCACGCCTTGGCGCTGTTGGTCAGCGTGGTCGACGCGCCAGCAGTCGCGGTGCCAGTGGCGAAGCTCTTGAACCCCGCGTCCAGCCATGCGGGAGACGAACACAGACGGCCGTCCGTGCCCCACGAGGCTGGTAGGCCGGTGTTGCTGAGCGTCACCCACGAGTTCGTCGCGAAGTCGTATCGCCGGAACGAACCGCTCGCGAGCGTACCCGCACCGAGCACGAAGAAGACCGGCGTCTTCAGGCGATACTGCGACGTGTTGTCGAACGCGACGGCCTCGGCAGCGCCCTCGAACGTGATGACAGCGTTCGTGCCGATGGTGTTGGAGGCGATCGTCTTGAGCTTGCCCGCGTTGGTCCCGGCGACGAAAAACACGCTGTAGCCGCGCAGGTCGCGCGCAAGCGTCTGGTTCGTGGTGATCGACGTCGTCGTTCCCGCCGTCGCGGTCAGAGACGACACAGCAGCCGTTGCGCCGGTGGAGAACGCGCCCGCCGTGCCGCACGCGCCCGCGCCGAAGGTGCCCGCGAGCGCTGGCGACGGCACCTGTACCCAACCGTCCTCGTTGGGGTTGTACAGATGCGCCACCGTGTTGCTGGAGACGAGAAGCTGCTGCTGCCGGTAGTGGCGACTGGAAACGATGAAGTGCGCCGCTGCCGTCACCTGCGGCGCGGGCGTCATCATCTCCCATCTTTTGACGTCGAGGATTTTCCGGTTGCCGTTCGTCGTGGGCATGTCAGGTCACCGAGATGTTGCGGCGGAGGTTGTCCGCCTGGATGTGCATCAGCGCAGGGATCTGATCCTGCGCGGCGAAGCCGCCCATTTGCGCTTGGTTGGTGACGGTCGAAACCGTGGTCACCGTCGAGACCGTGGTCACCGTCGAGACGGTCGTGATGGCCGCCAACGTCAGCGAGGCGCTGATCGAGTCCAGCAACATCCTCACGC